AGTATAATCGTAGCAACGACATTGCTTTAATCGGGGAGGTAGGATCACTTTATGTCATCAACAACCCAACCCATCGGTGTGATCGCCAAGCTGCTTGATCTGTCAGAACGGCGGGTCCAGCAGCTGAGCCGGGAGGGCGTGATCCCCAAGGCTGAGCGCGGGCAATATGATCTAATCGGGTCGGTGCGCGGCTATGTGCGCTACCTGCGCGATCAGGCGTTAAAGGCGCAGGCCGGTGCACCAGACTATATGGCAGAGAGGGCACGGTTCATCCGGGCACGCGCTGATCTGTCCGAGATGGAAGCTGAGGAAAAGCGCCGGTCGCTGATCGCAGCTGATCAGATCGAGGCTGCCTGGATTGCCGTGCTTGCACTTCTAAGAACCCGCCTGTTGTCGCTGCCGGACCGGCTGGCCCCGCAGGCATTTGACCAACCAACCGTCGGAGATACCCGGAACCTGATCCGTGCCGCCATCCGCGAGGTGCTAGATGATCTCGCAGAGCCAGACGTCCAACTCGAAGCTGATCTTGAGCTTGCGGGGATCCCCGATCCTGAAGCGGACAGTGGCAAGGGCACTGGCGGTGCTGCGACCACCGCCGGACCTGACGATCAGTGACTGGGCAGATCAGAACCGGCGGCTGAGTTCTGAAGCCAGCGCCGAACCTGGCCAGTGGCGTACAAGCCGTGCGGAATACCAGCGTGGGATCATGGACGCGATCTCTGACCCGGCGGCGGAAACCGTCGTGATCATGTCGAGCAGTCAAATTGGTAAAAGCGAGTCGATCCTTAATATGGTCGGCTTTCATATCGACCATGATCCGGCGCCAATCATGGTGGTGATGCCGACGGAGCGGGATGCGGAGACTTGGTCAAAGGACCGCTTCTCGCCGATGGCGCGGGACACGCCGTGTTTGCAGAACAAGATCGCCAACCCCAAATCGCGGGATGGCAATAACAAGATCCTACACAAGCGCTTTCCGGGCGGCCATCTGACCATCGTTGGCGCAAACGCGCCCTCGGGTCTGGCGAGCCGCCCGATCCGGCTTCTTCTCTGTGACGAGGTGGACCGCTATCCATTCAGCGCAGGGGCTGAGGGAGACCCGGTAAACCTGGCGCGCAAGCGGACGGTGACGTTTTGGAACCGCAAGATTGTGCTGGTCTCGACCCCAACCAATAAGGGCGCAAGCCGGATTGAAACGGCATTCGAGGAAAGTGATCAGCGCCGGTTCTGGGTGCCATGCCCGGAGTGTGGGGCCGAGCAGATCCTGACCTGGCTGCAGGTGAAGTGGGACAAGGGTGCTGACGGCAGCCACAAGCCAGACACGGCGCGGTATCATTGCGTTGACTGCGATGCAGCGTGGCGGGACGAGACCCGCTGGGCTGCGGTATCAAAAGGGCATTGGGTGGCAGAGCAGCCTTTCGCGGGCACGGCCGGGTTCCATCTCAACGAGATCTATTCGCCCTGGGTCCGGCTGGCGGCGATGGTTAAAACCTTCCTGTCAGCGCGGGCAGGTGGGGATGACATGATGAAGACCTTCATCAACACCTCGCTGGGCGAGACATGGATGGACAGCGGCGAAGCGCCGGATTGGCAGCGCCTGCAGGGGCAGAAGGAAGAATGGAAACCTGGCACGGTGCCTCCGGATGGATTGTTCCTGACTGCGGGTGCGGATGTGCAGAAGGACCGGATCGAGGTTGACGTCTGGGCATGGGGCAGGGGGCTGCAAAGCTGGCTCATTGATCACGTGGTGATTGAAGGCGGGCCTGGCGATCCTGCGTGCTGGCAAAAACTCAGCGATCTGCTGGGACGGACATGGCATCACGCCAGTGGCCAGCACCTCGCAATCGCGAAGCTGGCCATCGACACCGGCTATGAGACCAGCGCGGTTTATGCATGGGCGCGTCAGGTTGGCTTTGGTCAGGTGGCCCCGGTGAAAGGGCTTGAAGGGTTCAACCGCGCAAGTCCGGTGACGGGACCGACCTTTGTGGATGCCACAATCGGCGGCAAGCGTCTGCGGCGCGGTGCCCGGCTATGGTCTGTGGCAACCTCGACCTTCAAGGCTGAGACCTATCGCTTCCTGCGGCAGGACCGGCCAACCCCAGAGGAAATCGCATCATGTGCTTCGTTCCCGGCGGGAACGGTGCATTTGCCCAATTGGGCAGACAGCGAATGGCTCAAGCAGCTGACCGCGGAACAGCTGGTCACTGTGAAAAACAAGCGGGGATTTGCGAAGCTCGAATGGCAGAAGCTGCGCGAGCGCAATGAGGCGCTGGATTGTCGTGTTTATGCACGCGCGGCTGCGTGGATCGCCGGGGCAGACCGATGGTCGGAAGCGCGGTGGGCGGAGCTTGAGCGCCAGCTGGCGGTGGACGTCTCCGGCCAAGCGGGCGAGGCGGCGGTGAAACCAACACCACGCCCATCTGCCCGACGACGGACGATGCGATCAAATTACATGGGGTGAGCGATGGAAAATTTGGTATATTCGTGCTTGTGATCACGTTGACTGTCTGGTCTGCTCGTGAAGCATACGAAACGGAGGCGTTGCGATGGCTGCTGAACATGAACTCTTCACTCTCCCAGCGCGACGTGGACGTGCGATGCGTCTCGGTGCAGGAGAGGCGATCCAGATCATCAACACGCATGGATCCCAAGTGGTTGATACATGGGCGTTCAATGCCAAAGACTTGACTGAATTTCTGTCGAATGAACACATGCGAGCGACGCAGGGCAAGCTATGGCCCGGCAAGGGCGACGCGCTGATCACGAACCGGCGTCGCGCGATCATGATGATTGAGGAGGACACATCGCCCGGGCAGCATGATACGCTGATCGCGGCCTGCGACGATTATCGCTACGGCCTACTTGGATGCAGGGAATACCACGACAACTGCACGGACAATCTGCATGCCGCCATGGAAGGGATCGGACTCAAGGCACCGGAGTGCCCGAGTCCGTTAAACCTCTGGATGAATATTCCTGTTGCAAAGGATGGCTCGACCAGTTGGGGCGAGCCTTTGTCAAAACCCGGGGATTACGTAATTTTGCGCGCACAAATGGACTGCATCGTAGCTATGTCAGCCTGTCCCCAAGACATGTTGCCGATCAATGGCGCTGACTGCGTGCCAACAGAGGCGCATTACCGTTTACTGCCTGTCTCAGCTTGATCCTCAATGCAGGCAGCATTTCTTGAACTTCTTGCCGCTGCCGCAGGGACAGGGATCGTTGCGGCCAAGTTTTTCAGGTATCTTTGTGGTGGCCTCTGTCGAGGGGGGCATGTGGAGGAGGTGTCTGGCCTTGTACCCTTTCAGTTCGGCGAAGAACGCATCAGAGTAGCCGTGCCATCTCGACAATTCGTCGATGGCGTCGGTGATCAAGGATTTCTGGTACCGGCGATTTGTCGGCACGCCGTCCGCATCTCGTGTGGCATCAAGATCTTGGAGGAAGTGGTCAAAATCGCAGTAATCATCCGGGATTAATCCTTTTTCGAAGGCCGTGCGCACGTCTTCGGTCATGTCTTCGAGCCCGAGATTGGCGACGGCGTCCATCCAGCCAATCAGTACCTCCTGGGCGGGTAAATCGGGTCGGCAGCTGAGAAAGGTCCGGACGTAGTCTTCGATCGTCGCGCGTTGATCAGGATACAGTTGCGCGATCTTCACGAGAGCGTTCATTAGTGCGCAGCGAGCGAATTCGTAGGCATCGGGGTCCTCGATGGCCTCGAACAGGGGCTGGAGATCGCCATCGAATGTCCCGGCCACCACGATAAAGCTCGTTTCCGTGACCGTGTCGCCAAGGAGATAATCGAGGGTCCTCTCTGGCTTGCGCAGCAATTGGAGCAATGGACGATAGGCACGCGGCTCACGAAACTCGCCCAGCATGTGAAAGACCGGGGTGAGAGCTGTTACATCGTCATCCGCCATCTCAATACGATCCTGATCTGCAAGGCGGGTTATGAGGTCAACGAAGATCGGGGCCATGGTTTCGTGATCGGTGCGGGCAGCAGCCATGGCTTCCTTTGGAAAAATGTCGGTGCGCGCAAGATCGCGCATGATTTCTTTTGGGGTCATCGTTTTGCTCTTGTTTGAGGTTCGTTTGTCTCATTGAAACATATCTACAAGTCAGGTCAATTCAGATGTCATCAATTACAGACCTGCGCGCACGGCGTGAGGCTCTTTCAACGCAGCGATCCTCCGGTGTGGCCCGCGTTAGTTACGACGGCAAGACCGTGGATTATCGCAGCGTTGCGGAGATCGACCGGGCCATTGAGGCGCTGGATCGCGAGATCGCCACCGTCGAGGGACGCCGTATCGTGCGCCATGTTCGCATCACCACATCCAAGGGTCTGTAATCCATGGGGCTGTTCGATCGGTTTCGCCGCGCCAACCCGGGCGGCCCGGCTGCCGTGCGCGCCCGCCTTGAAGGTGCGATGTCCAAACGCCGGTTGCGGGGCTGGAACCCGCCGCTGGAGAACATCAACTCGCTGGTGGCCTCAGGTGGCCCGCGCTTGCTGGCACGTGCGCGGGAACTGGTGGTTACAAATGGCTATGCGGGAAATGCCTGCGAGGCCTTTGCGTCAAATATTGTCGGCGACGGTATCAAGCCGTCCTCGCTGATCGAGGATGCTGGCCTGCGGGACCGCGTCCAGCGCCTATGGCTCGCCTGGACCGACGAGGCGGATGCCGACGGGCTGACCGATTTCTACGGTCTGCAGGCGATGGTTGCGCGCGAGATGTTTGTCGCGGGCGAGTGTTTTGTGCGGATGCGACCACGGCGAGCCGAGGATGGTCTGCTGGTCCCGCTGCAGATGCAACTGCTGCAATCGGAAATGCTGCCCTTTGAGAAAACCGAAACGGCCGCAAATGGCAACCGCATCCGCTGCGGCATAGAGTTCGACCTGATCGGGCGGCGCGTGGCGTATCATTTCCGCCGCAGCCATCCCGGTGACAGCACGGACCAGAGGGTGGCCATCCCCGAAACCGTGCGCGTGGCAGCCGAGGATGTGCTGCACATCTACCGGCCCATCGATGCGGGCCAAATCCGCGGCCTGCCGCATGTGGCCCCTGCCATGGTGCGGCTATTTCTGCTGGACCAGTACGACGACGCGGAACTGGACCGGAAGAAGACGGCCGCGATGTTCGCGGGCTTCATTACCAAGACCGCGCCGGAAGATCCGATGATGGGGGAGAGTGAGGCCGATCCAGACGGTACGGCGATGGCCAGCCTCGAGCCGGGCACGATGCAGGTGCTGCTGCCGGGGGAGGATGTGAAGTTCTCCAGCCCTGCTGATGTGGGCGGCGGCTATGAGGCGTTCCAATACAGAACGCTGCTCGCGGTCTCGGCCTCGCTGGGACTGCCGTATCATCTTGTCACCGGCGATGTTCGGCAGGCCAACTACTCATCTTTACGCGCCGAGCTGGTCGAGTTCCGCCGCCGCGTGCAGCAGCTGCAACACGGGGTGATCGCGTATCAACTTTGCCGACCCATCTGGGTCCGCTGGCTGGAAACGGCACAACTGGCGGGCCGCTTGGACCTGCCAGATCCTGCGGTTGCGCGGATGGTCCAATGGATCCCGCCCCGGTGGGACTGGGTCGACCCGCTCAAAGACATTC